CACAAATCGCCAAGATGCGTCCGTGGGAGTTCGAGAAGATGGAAGCTGAACTCGACCTAGCACGGCAAGAAGGGCGAATCGAACTAAACTCTTAAAACCTCAAAATAAAGAAGGAATAGAACATGGCGTTTTCTACCTCTTCTGGATATGGAAACTTACCCTCCGGTAATTTTGCACCAGAAATCTTTAGCCAAAAAGTTCTCAAATTCTTTCGTCGCGCTTCGGTTGTTGAAGACATCACGAACACTGATTACGCTGGCGAAATTGAAAACTTTGGCGACACAGTCCGTATCATTAAAGAGCCGACTGTTACAGTATCCGCTTACCAGCGGGGTTCTGTTGTAAACCCACAAGACTTGGCTGATGACCAGATTACTATGGTTGTTGATCAGGCTAATGCGTTTGCTTTCAAAATCGACGACATTGAAGAGCGTCACTCGCACGTAAACTTTGAAGCACTTGCCACCTCTTCTGGTGCATTTGCCTTGAAGCGTAAGTACGACAAGACCGTTCTTCAGGCTATGTCTGACCAAGCCGGAATTGCAGCTTCTGCTGTATCTGGTACAACTCTGACCACTACTGCTGCTGCTGGTACTCTTGGTACTGCAAACGCACCCATCAACATCGAAACAGACGACGCTGGCATCAACCTGATGCTTGCAATGGCTCGTTTGCTTGATGATGAATCAGTGCCAGAAGAGAACCGTTGGTTTGTTGCACCTCCAATCTTCTACGAGAAGTGCTTCCAAGCCGGAAACAAACTTGCTGAAGTACAGGTTACTGGCGACGGTACCTCACCACTTCGCAACGGTCTTGCAACTGTCGGCACACTTGCTGGCTTCCGTTGCTACAAGTCTACTGCGCTTAACAGCACAGGCGGCACAGACCAAGTGACTTTGACTGACGCATCTGCAACTCTTGCAGTTGACGGGTCTGAGAACGTTGTTCTCGCAGGTCACATGTCATCCACTTCTACTGCTTCGCACATTGCGAAAACAGAAGTGGTTCGTTCAACTGAATCGTTCTCCGACGTTATTCGTGGACTGCATGTTTTTGGGCAAAAAGTACTTCGCCAAGAAGCAATCGTTCGCGGCGTCGTAGACTTCGCATAGGGGGCTAGATAAATGGCTACTATTGATTTCACCATAACAGGTGGGGGAACTGTAGGACATCCCGCTCATGCGATTCGTCCTTACATCGTGCAGTCAAAAATCTTTGACGCTGCTGATGCAAACCTTACAGCTAACGATATCATCAAAGTGATTGACCTACCGGACAACTCGATTGTTCTTGGTGGTTGCCTTGATGTCCTTGAAGCTGGTGGTTCTAGTGTGACTTTTGACGTTGGTGTCAGCACCGACATTGATGCCTTCTGTGATGGTGTTGATGGTAACGCTGACGCTATCTACAACTTTCACCCTACAGCAGCAGGTATCAACACAGTAATTGCTACAGACGCTATCCAAGTTAAAATCTTGGGTGCAGACTCTGCTGTAGTTCGTTTCCGTGTTATTGCCTTGATTGCTGACATTGGTGATCCAACTGCAATGGTCCAGACTGCTTCAGTTCAGACTGGCGTATAATACTAATCAAGGGGGCAGGGCAACTTGCCCTCTTGACTCTTTATTTATTTCGTGATAAAAGCAATAACCTTTGCCGGGAGTAAATACACATGGCAGCTAAGAAATCAAAAAGCCCAAAGCCAAAGAACGCAGCACTGTATTCGCGAGTTAAGGCAGAGGCTAAAAAGAAATTTGATGTGTACCCAAGCGCATATGCAAATGCTTGGCTGGTTAAAACCTATAAGAAGCGTGGTGGCACCTACGCATAAATTGGAGAAAAATTATGCCTGTAAGAATTAAGCCTTTACCCGGCGGGGAGTTTCGTGGTGAACAATCTGCTACTGCAGAGATGAACAAAAGTCAAAGAAGTAAAATTGAAAACGCTATAAAAAAAGCAGCAAAAGCGGCTGCTCCTAGTAAAGCAACGCTTAGTGATCAAGATGTACTAAATTTTTTGAAACGGATGATGGTGCCAAAAAAGAGTGCGCCGCGTGGTGGACCTAAAAAGAGTGCGCCGCGTGGTGGACCTAAGAAAAAGATGATGCACGGCGGTAAGGTCAAGAAGAAGTAAGCATGGCTAAACCACAGGGCGGCTTAACTAAATGGTTCAAGGAAGACTGGCGGGATGTAAAGACCGGCAAGAAGTGCGGTCGCTCCGGTAAGGATAAAAAGAAACGTCCCTACCCAGCCTGTAGACCTGCCAAAGTCGCTAGTCGTATAACCAAAAAAGAAGCAGCTAAGAAGACAGGATCACGTAGAGTAAACTGGTCTGTTACAGCTTCTGGTAAAAAACGAACTCCTGCAAAAAGAAAGAAAGCCTGATGAAAAAATCAGTACCCGCCCCAAAGGGGTTTCACTGGATGAAAGCAGGTAAAGGCTACAAACTTATGAAGGGTGACTACAAACCTCATAAGGGAGCAGTTAAGAATGCTTCATTTGAAGTACAGAAAGTTCATAAGTAATGCCTCGTAAACCTGACAACATGCCAGCCCGTAACAAAAAGAACTTTCGTTCTACTAAGTCGGGTGCTGGAATGACTAAGGCTGGTGTAGCTGCTTACCGTCGCAAGAACCCCGGCAGCAAGCTAAAGACTGCTGTCACTGGGAAGGCCAAGCCGGGAAGTACCGCAGCTAAACGACGCAAGTCTTACTGCGCGAGGTCAGCCGGACAGATGAAGAAGTTTCCGGCAGCAGCAAAGAATCCCAACAGTCGCTTACGTCAAGCGCGGAAGAGGTGGAAATGTTAGCAGCCCTTATTGGACCTATAGCAGACCTTGCTGGAACGTGGATGTCCGGCAAAGTTGCAGAGAAGAAAGCCCAGTCAGCTACCAAAGTAGCTATGGCACAAGCAGAAGCCGTAGTTATGCAGAAAAAAGCTACGGGAGAAATTGATTGGGACTTGGAGATGGCGAAGGGTAGCCAGTCATCTTGGAAAGACGAATGGCTTACCATATTATTTAGTATACCGCTTATCTTAGCCTTTATTCCGGGGATGGAAGACATTGTACGTAACGGATTTCAACAATTGGAGCAAATGCCTGAATGGTACCAGTACAGCTTGGGCGTTATTGTTGCTGCAAGCTTTGGAGTCCGGTCAGCAACAAAATTATTTGGTAAAAAATAGGGAGAAGAAAAATGGCAAGAGCAAGAAATAGAAACAACCAAAGAGGTGATTATGGGCGTAAGCCAGTTGGTCCTATTGGTAAAAAACCTACACCAAGAACGGGCGGCGGCATGAAGAAACCTCCAATTCGGGGGCCAAAACCAACAGACACAGGGGGTCGTGTAGTAACGCCTAAAAAGAGACCCCCAATTCGGGGGCCAAAACCAACAGACACAGGGGGTCGTGTAGTAACGCCTAAAAAGAAACCGCCAACACCTAGAATATCTGATACAGGCACTGGTTTGAGACTGCGTAGACGACCTGTTAGAAACAGTGATGACGGTTTAACTCCTGTTCGTAGGCGTAGAATGCTAAGATCACGCCGTGCGCCAATGCGCCGGGGTAGGTAATCTTGACCTACACAATGAAAAAAATACTAGCATAGCCCATGACTGTAGAAGCATTCCTAAAGTGGAAGATACTTCCTAGATTTATGATGTTAGCCAGCACAGTAATGAGTTGGCGGTGTGCAGAATGGTTCATGGATTTGCCTGATCCTACTGCATCACAGTCAGCTTTCGTTAGCGTTGTAATGGGCGTGATGACAGGCGTTTTTGGAATTTGGATGGGCCACGAACACAAGGGAGATAACGTAGTTGAAATCCGCAGCAACAAAGCTCAACGAAAGTAGCGAAGTCACAATTCCCCTGCGGAATTTGATTAGCATGATTGCGTTTACTGCCGTCAGTGTTTGGGTTTATTTTGGCCTTACTGAACGCATTTCGTTTCTTGAACACAATCTAGAATTGACTATGCAAGAAGTTGAAGAGAATGACGACTGGATTGATAAATTTGAGCCGCCTAAGTCTGTGCAGGACACAGTGGGTAGGGTTCACGAACTAGAAATAGAACTTGCTAAACTGAAGTTGCAGATGAAAGTCTTGCATGACTAAGAAGAGTCCCTGCAAAGGAATTTGTGTGTTGGACAAGGAACGAGTTAAGTGTATTGGATGTGGACGAACCATTGAAGAGATAACTAACTGGGGTAAAGCCAAATGAAATACAGAACAGAACATTTTCTAGACAAATTAATTCACCACGAGGGCATGGTGCTAACTGTGTATGAAGACAGTCTTGGTATCGAAACTATCGGCATTGGTCGTAACCTTAAGGACAGAGGTATCACCAAAGAAGAACTAGACTATATGGACATTCCCAACATGGATGTAGTCTACGAACATGGTATTACCGAAGCTGACGCTCGTTACCTTGCTATGAACGACATTCGCATTGTTGAGAACGAACTGTGTCGAGTTCATCCTTGCGTCGAAGACCTAGATAGTGTAAGACAATTGATACTGATGGATATGGCCTATAATATGGGTGTTCCCAGATTGTGTAAGTTTAAGAACATGTGGGGTGCAATCTACGATGGTAACTACGAGGTAGCATCTATCGAAATGATGGATTCCAGATGGGCAAAGCAGGTAGGTTCGAGGGCTGTTAAACTTTCGGACGCAATGAAAGCAGGGGAGTTTTAAGATGGCGTACACAGAAACAAAAAGCAAATCAGTTAAACAGATTTATACAGGTCAAGACCCTAAGACAAATTTCAGTCGGTTTATTGGAAGTGCTAAATCTAGTAGAGGCCGCAAAGCAGCTAGTAGCACAGAAAAAAGCTATCTAGAGCAAGGTATAAAAATTATAAAAAGATTGTTTGATTAATGCCACCCCGCAATCATAAAGACTGGACTAAGACTCCAAAAGTAGAACACATCAGTTCTTCAATCTACTCTAGTCACGACATCTACAAGCAGGAACAGGAAAACATTTTTTCTAAGGTGTGGGTTCCTATGTGTCATAAATCTGAATTATCAGAAGCAGGTAATTTTAGAACTACTTCTATTGCGGGGAAACTTGTAATAGCTATAAACAATGGTGATTACATTCAAGGGTATATTAACACAGATAAACATACTGCACCCTCTGGGTCAATGTCTCGTGTTGAATTTTTAATGGAAGACTTTGTAAAACTTCATACTGAAGTAAAACACGGGGGTATGGTCTGGGTTACACTAGACCCTAATCCAACGCAGAGTGTAGATGAGTGGACAGGTGGGGCATTCGACTGTATCTCGGATGCTATTGACACTGAAGAGATGGAAGTCTTTCATTACCACAAGGCAGTAATAGATACAAACTACAAGCTGTGGCACGATACCAATAGTGAGTTCTATCACGATTTCATGCACTACTTTAATCGTGTGTCAGGGTTTAACGATGAATACTTTGCTAGAAAGAACATACCATTCGATAACGGACATGTTAATGTTAGCAGCTTCACCGTTAACTACGAAGAGTACGATGGGTTTGAGGATAGAGGAGAGCTTAGTTTCCCTAACCTACCACCCAATCAGTGGTACATGGTTGACCTGTTCCCCGGATATAATTTTAATCTTCGCGGTAGTGCTTATCGAAGCGATAGCGTTACACCTCTTGGGCCAAACAAAGTTCTTATTGAGTTTCGCGGCTATGGTCTTAAGAAGGATACCCCAGAGGAACGGCAGACTCGTATCAAGCATCACAATTCTATCTGGGGTCCATTCGGGCGTAACTTACATGAAGACCTCATAGGCGTAGCAGGTCAGGGTACAACAATGCGCGAGGGAACCGAACCCCGCAACATCCTGCACGGACGACACGAGAACAGCACCATCCACGACGAAGTTGGTATGCGTCACTACTATGCAGAGTGGGCTAAGTGGATGGACGTAAATGCAAGCAGTTCTGTCTTAGCCGCATAAGTCTTCCCCAACCAAAGTAGGAACCAACCAACCATGATTGCAGAAACACTCGCGGGTATAGCCCTTGTGAAGAGTGCCGTAGATGGTATCAAATCTGCAATAGGAACCGCCAACGACATTGGAGACATAGCAGGTTACATAGAT